AACGTTGGCGTTCTTGCAGCCTTGTCCGTCCAGCGGATTAAATCGAATCCACGCGCCCGCTTCCGTGTTGTACGTTCCGATGGTGTCCGTGATGTCGTCCGGACTTCGGCGTAACGATTCAATCAGTTGTCCGGCCGTTCTGTCCCAAAATCCCATGCTCGGCAAATATCGGCCGTTTTTCGCATGGTAGCTTTCCGACACATAGCCGACATGTTCGTCCGCCTCAAATAGCGTTTCAAGATAGGTGATTAATTGTTGCGCCGGATCCCATGTGGAAGGCTCAACCAATTCCCGCCCTTCCAGCCATTCTGTTTGAATGATTTTGTAATCTTGCGTTATTTCGGCGTCCCACGCTAGCTCGTGTACGTCTTTAGCCGCCGGTTTCCAGCCGTGTTGTTTGGCAAGCATAAACACAGTCCCCGCCGTGACGGGTGTCGCGTTACCGTTAAATCCCGCCCACTTGCGGGTGCATTCTCCTTCATGGAAACGCGCCGTATCCGCCCGGCTCCAATCTTCCCAAATATGCACGGGGTAACCTTCCAGCTTCAACGCCATGCCGACATTCAGCCAGTCTTGATAATCAAGCGCGGCGGGGTCGATGCAATCAAGCGCCTTTAATATGTCGCGATTCATGACCGAATCCCCCTAATTCTTTCCCTCACTGTGGCGCTCATCTTCCATTTGTTTTGGGCAATGAAACCAATCGCCTTTGTTGCTTGGTCTTTTGTCCAGTCGCCGACGTCTTCCATGCCGTATCGCTCCAGCGTCCGGATCTGTAACGGCGTTGCCAGTCCGGCGTCCATACGCTTAAATAAGCGATTAAGAACAACGGAGGCCGCGCCTTTACATGAAATGCCCTCCGGATCAACGCCCAATTTTCGTAATGTTTGCGCCTGTTTTTCCGTAACCGGCTCGCGTTCCCATGCAAAGTCGGGTTCATAATCAAGCAGCATGCCGCCGCCGATAGAAAATTCAAATTGCATAACATTGACGGTCTTACTCTTTTTCGTGCTGTTTTTTTCTAGCAGGTCTTTCATTGCCTGCTCGCGCTCTTTGACAATGTCGCGATCGACTTCATCGGCAAGTTCCAACAGGTCCAGCTGTTCTCCGTCCGCATCGGTAAGTTTTTGCGTGATTCGCGTCAGTTTTTCTTCTTTATCGGCGACAATGTCAGCCGGTCGGCATAGTTCCATTCGCCCTGACTGCCACAAAAAGTCCAGCAATAATAAATCTTTTTTGTTCGGCGCCGGACGCGTTCCCCGTCCCACCATTTGCACGTAAAGGCTTCGGATCTTAGTTGGCCGCAAAATGACAATGCAATCCACGGCCGGACAGTCCCAACCTTCCGTCAATAACATAGCGTTACAAAGTACGGAATATTTACCGCGTTCAAAATCACGGATAATCTCCGCACGGTCAGCCGATTCGCCGTTCACTTCCGCCGCGGCTATGCCGATATCCTGCAACGCTTTTACCATCTTTCGACTTGTTTCAATGAGTGGCAAAAACATGACTATTTTGCGGTCAGAAGAAAGCGGTTTGACTTCTCGCGCAATCTCCGACAAATACGGTTCAATCGCGTGCCCGCTATCGCCGGCCGCATAATCGCCGCCGGATCTGCCAACTTGACTGATGTCAATTTTTAGCGGTATCTGTTTCGCGATAATCGGCACGAGATAACCTTGATTAATCGCCGTAATGGTCGAATATTCAAAGGCTAACGAATCAAATATTTCACCCAGTTTCTTTTTGTCGCCGCGATCCGGTGTCGCCGTTACGCCTAAATATTTCGCTTGGAAATAGTCAATAATACGTCGATATGTGGGACTTAGCGCATGATGCGCTTCATCAATAATAACCGTGTCGAAATGGTCATGCTCAAAGGCTTGTAAACGGCTTTCTCTTGATAGAGTCTGCACGCTTGCAATAGTGATCGGCGCCATACTGTGAAGGCTCGTTTGCGTGCCTTTTTCAAGCGCCGTCATGCACCCTGTCAGCGTTTCAATCTTTTCCGCCGCTTGGTTCAATAATTCTTCACGATGCGCAAGTACCAGCACCCGCTTGCCGGCTGCTACAATGCGCCGTACAATTTCGGAAAAGATGACGGTTTTGCCCGTTCCGGTCGGGCAAACGAGCAACGTTTTCGGTCGCCCGTTCGCCCACTCCGCGAACACCGCTTTCACCGCTTGTTCTTGGTAGTCGCGTAGTTGCATAATCAGAACGGCGGGTTCGTGTTATCGGCGGCCGCCTTAACGAACGCCAATAATTCCTTGTCGTTCGGCGCGAGATAGCGGGTAATCTCATTGCGCCACCGTGTTTGTCCGTCACGGTTTGTGTATGCTTTTTTCTCTACCTTCACATAGCCGCTTTTACCAATCGCGCCGTCAAAGTCAATGCGCGCCCGTTCGTTTTCTTTCTTCATGCCGAGTGATAAAAAGAATTGCCCGATTTTCCACTCTAAATCGTTACGTAATACGAGATTATCGAAGGCGCGCACGTTGCGTTGCCCGTCGGATAATTCGAGCGTTAATTTCGCCATGTTACATGGCGGAAATTTCTCATTGCCGCGCGTCCGCGTCTTTTCGTATTCTTTGACGGTAAACATGTAAATGCCGTTTTCAAACGGATCAAAATTATTACTGTCTTGGGTGATTTCATCTCCCCAACCTAATTCACGCACTTGTTGTTCTCCGTTCGGTGTGTTGGCGAATTGTTTCCAGTTGGCTGCTTGTTCCATTTGTTATTCTCCTTTAGTTTCTTTAATGACGGACACAACGCTGTCCCAATTTTTAATCAAGTTGTTTTCTATAAATTCGGTCGGGTACATTTCCAACCGTTTTGATGCCGGATAATATCCTGCTTTTTCAACGGCCGCACGTACCTGTTTATCAGTTACATCTGCGTCGATCATCAGCTTTACCAGCCGCGGGTCGATTTCCCGCTTAAATCGGTTCGGAATAATGTTCTCCAGCGGTTCATACGAAAGCGGGAAAGACGGCGGTAAATCGTGCCGATTTTTCGCGTCATAGGCAGGTGTGTGCGTGGTATACACGGTTCGTTTCCCGCCGGTCGCTCTGTACTTTTCCGTACCGTTCACGTTGTACACTTTTGTTTCATAGTTGATGAATAAAAGCATGTCCGCCCACTCTTTGATGATCGGCGCCGTTTGTGATGCCGTCCGTTTACCTAATTTCAATTCGTAACGGTCATACGCGCCCGCTTCTCCCGGCTGCTCGAATTTACGAATTTGCGCGTGTGCCGTCAGAACTACATTCAAGCCGGCCGCGATAATCTCGTTTAACGACTTAATAAATTGCTCAAATTCTTCCCGGACATAGGTGTAGCCGGTACCGTAGCCAAACGATTCAATGTTGGTCTTATCGTGCTTTTTGCAGACGTATTCGATGCATAGCATTTCCGCCCAGTCGACGGTATCAATAACGATGGTGCCAAAGTCATCAACGGCCGGATCTTTCGGAATACGCGCAATCATTTCTTTCAGCTCTTCCCATGTTTGCGGTACGGGCAAGCGCGCGACGTCCATGTGCGCCGTGCCGCCTTCCGTGTCAATGAATAAAGGCGCGGGAAATTGCGATGCTAATGTGGATTTGCCGATGCCCTCAATACCGTAAATCACAATGCGCTGCGCCCGTTCTTGTTTGCCGCGTGTAATTTGAAATGACAAGTTGTTTTCTCCTTTCTTAAATACCTAACGCGTCTCTCATTTTTTAGTTACTCAAACACCACGCTTTTTCCCCATTTCCATAACTACATCAGTTAATACGACTATTGCCCGTTCAAGCCCGTTTATTTCTTCTACTGAGCACGATCTTCGTGCGGTTAGAAGGCTGTTATAAATTTCTGTTGCGAATGATAACCGCTCTTTTATTTTTGCTTCCGTCATTCAAACACGACCCCCTGTCGCTGCTCAAGGCTTGCGCCCGTGACCTCATCGCCGTTTTGCAAGGCTTTTTTGATCGCAATTTTGTCAATGCTCATCGTTATCTTTTCTTTGATGTATTCTTTAGGCAATAGCCGCTCATCAGTGACCACCACGCGCGGCAGAAATTTCCGACGCTTGAATGTAAATTGATCGCCTTTTGCCTTGTCTTTACCCATTGCCGTTAAAAAGTTAGCGGCTATGTTAGTTACCCGTTCTTTTGTCCGTCCTGCTCGTGCTTTCAATTTTTTAAGCCGTTCTATTTCTGTGTCGATCTTGACCTCATCGCCCTGTGCCTCAAGGAAAATCGCCGATAACGCGTCAATTTTTACGGTTATAGCGTCATTTATTGCGTCGAACGTGTCGGCGACTTCTTCCGGCGTGACCTCCTCATTTTCCAGCGCGGCTTGTAATTCTTTGTACATTTCCGTCAATTCATACATGCGCATTGTTGTCCGCCTCGCTTTCACGTTTCGCCCGCCATTGTTCGTCCTCAATCAGTCGGGAGATCATTTTTTCCATACCCTCCACGACTTTCAAGATTCCTTCGCCCTGTCCGCGAATGTATTCCAGCGACTTTTCGTCAAAGACGTCCATGTTGCCTTCGAATTCCATTAAGTGCAGACCGATCGCGCTCCACGCGGCCAATTCGCCGGCTATTGACCGACCGACCGCCTTTTGATTGATTAGTTTTTCTATGCTATAATTTTGGTGAATGCTGTTGTTTGCGTCCGTTCCCGCGGACGCATTTTTTATTTCAGTCATAATATTCTTCCTCCGCATCTTCAGAAAAAATAACGTCCCAGCTGTCAATTTCGAAGTTATCGATGTTGCCCATAATGCTATCCTCGTAGTAGTCGATTTTTCCGTCAATTTCTTCTTCATCGTCAGCCGTTACCTTAATAGTCGCCGTGACTATTGCTTTTACTTGCACCGTGTAAACCTGTGTTGTAGGTATTACGTGCCGCTCCAGCACCATCGGATTTTCGATCATCTCGTCACCTCCTCAAGATCAACGCATAGGCTCACCAGCGCGCCGCCGCCGATAATCGCGCCCCAGCTTTTCGCTAAATACTTAAGCGCCACCGAATAATCGACGTATAGCTCCACGTCAGCCGTGATTAAGTTTGCCGCACCTATTAACATAAGCGCTCCGCCGATAGCCGCCCCGATAGTCCGCCAATGCTCATGAATGAAAATCAGCGCTAATACCAGCCTTTGAACGGCGGTCAATTTTCTACGCCTTTTCATTTCTTTTCACCTCTTTCATCGCTTTTATACGCTATCCCCCGGCGCTCGCATTCGCTCTTTATTACCAGCATTACCGAAGTCACCGCGGCGATAAAAAATGCGCCGAATAGAAGCAGAATAAAAATCAGATCCAATAGCGATAATGTCATTTTTCCAACCTCTTTTTCGCCTTGAGGCTTTGCGTCGTCACAAGATAATCAATGAATGCGCCCGCATTGATAAGACGCATGCCCGGATAGCTGATGATTTTATCGTCGTATTTCCCACTTGCCTCCATCATCGCCGCATGTTCGCGGATCTTTGTGTCGCCGAGGCCTACGAATTTTTTCAGCCCGCTTGTTTTGCACCAAGTATCGCCGGCGGCAATAAGCACCGGACCATCTATCAGTTGAACATCTGCCATTTTTTTACGCCTCCTTTTTGTCGCGAATGTACCCGCCGATCTCCTCCGAAAAGTAATCAGAAAGACGGATTGTAAATCCATACAAACCGTGCTTATCATATAATCTCACTCCGTCGAACAGGGTTTGGGTGATACAATCGTTCGGGGCACTAATATCAATAATTCCCAATTCGAGCAAAAAAAGCTGATTTGCGGTCGGCGAATAGTATCGACCACGCAAAGCGTTCACACGGTCATTAAAAACATCAACGAGCGTAACCCCAGGTTCCGTACGCGCCATGTAAAACTCAATTTCTGATAACACGTTTTGTTGATCCGGTTCGAGCGACGTTTTCGCGGTTTGATATGCTTCCCATTGTTCGGCTGTTGCCGTCATTTTTTAGGCCTCCTTAACTCTTTTTCTTAAACACAATCTCAATTCCCAGCGCTGAACATATCCGCTCTACCGTGCTGATCATCGGAGAATGCATTTCCAATTCCAACTTTGAAATCATTTCTCTTGACAGCCCGCATTCTTTCGCTAACCTGTACTGCGTCCACCCTTTTTCATTTCGTGCGTTTTTCATCACATCTACAAAATGTTGACCCATATACAACCATCACCCCCTATATCTTGTGAAATATGTTTGACTATTAAACTATTTGGCGATATAATCGTCTCGGATAGGTTTACAAACAATTTTTCCAGAAAGGAGGTGTGTTTGCATGGTATATCTCATTTCCTACGACCTGAATAAATCCGGACAAAATTATGACAAACTGTACGACGCGATCAAGAAATGTAGCGCATCATGGTGGCATTACCTTGATTCCACTTGGCTCATAGACACTTCTTATTCAGCATTAGAAATACGGGAAATTATCCGAAAATGTGTTGATGCAAATGATTCTTTCATTGTTATTGAAGTAACACGCAACTATGGCGGATTGTTGCCCGAAAAAGCCTGGGACTGGATTTATAAGCACTTAGGATTTTCCGCCGCTTAACTCAAAACATTGATCTGTGTTTACGAAAAGAGTACAGTCGCATCTGTGCTCTTTTTGTATGTCAGCCGCCATTTGCACGATCTCCTTAACTTGCGATGCGCGATAAGCTGTCGCCTTGATGTGAACATTAAGCCCTTGCTTACGTTGCCTTTTGAATGGCTTTCTCTTTGGCATCTTTTCTCACTTCTTTCTTCGTCTTATATGTCTTGCGGCAAACTCTTTAACGGTTAACTCGTTCATGCTTCACCTCCTCATCTATAGAATTAAATTCTAGTTTTTGGGCAAAAAATTAATATTGTCAATCGGTATCTTATAGGCTTGCGAAATTCGTTGCTGGAACAATGCGCTTACACGCCACGGCTCTTTTTCCCACCGAATTAAAGTGTCCTTACCGATACCGATTTTTGGCGCCGCTTGCTTAATAGTAAGGCTAGCATTTACGCGCGCCGCTCGTAATGAAATTTGCACTTTTTCACCTCCGTTCCTTTATCTTGGTTATAGTATAATCTAGAATTTTGCGCTAGTCAAGACTTTTTTTCTACTTTTTTCAAAAAAATATTGACCGTTCAAGAATTTTAATCTATACTATTCATAAAAGGAGCGGATCTAGATATGTTAGAGACTGAAATTCGCGCTATTTTTAGCCGCAACTTAAAAATGTATATGGAAGTCCACGGCCTTAACAACGTAGAATTAAGCCGCATTGTTGGCGTATCTGAAAGCACCGTCGGCAAGTGGCTGCTTCAAAAGTCTTTGCCGCGCATGGGTGTTGTTGAACAACTTGCCAACTATTTCAAAATTAATAAATCGGACTTGTTGGAAGATAAGGGCAAGATGGTTTCAATACCAGACGACCCGAATGTTTTCGCGCCTAAATTAAAAAAAGTCCCCTTATTGGGAACTACTGCGGCCGGTGAACCGATATTGTCGGAAGAACATTTTGAAGGTTATGTCGGAACAACGGCAAACGCCGATTTTTGCTTACGTGTTACCGGCGACAGCATGACTGGCATCGGCATTTACGACGGCGACACGGTTTTCGTCAAGTCACAAAATGAGGCGGAATCCGGTCAAGTGGTAGTCGTGCGCATCAACGGCGACGCCGTTACTCTTAAACGTTTCTATCGTCACGCCGGAAGCGTTATTTTGCAGTCAGAAAACCCCGCCTATCCGCCTATGATATTCAACGCCAACAACTGTGACGATTTCCGTATATTGGGCCGCGCTATCATCAAGCAGAGTATTATTAAATAATTATTTTTGTGCGCATGTAAAGGGGGGCACGTAAAAATGGATACTATTTTGGAGTGGGCTGTTATTATTGGCGCGTCTTATGCGATATACAGTCAGTATCAAAAGCAAGCGCTTGCGAATAAACCACTTTATTCAAAACGCACTTACGCCTTAATAGAAACCGCCGTGGCTATTATTTTCTTTGTGTTGTTAGCCATTGCGGGGAGCTATTGGTCGTCAGCGTATGGACACCGATTCAACGCAACCGCCTTTGAGTATAGCGCGTTTTACAGGTGGCTAGCGCTAGATCTAGTAATAATTAACGCTGTTTTTACTTACTTTTATAGCCGCTCGCTTAAATGGTCAACGATCAAATCAACAATAATGGCACTGTTGACATTGTTTATATTTGGCGCACCAATATCATTTTTGATGATTATATTTTCAAAGCCGAAACAAGCACTAAATAATTAAATAAATTAAAAGCGGGACGCTACCAACGCCCCGCGGAGAGATGCGCCAACCGTGGCATTAGGAGATGCAGAAACGGCGACGCGGACAGAAACACGCCCGAAATGGGCTGTTTTCTGTATGTTTAATTATATCATAATAAGGAGGAAAAGCCATGTATGTCGAGGAGAGAAGATCTAAAAGCGGCCGGATCTCTTACCGTGCCATTGAAACGTACATTGACCGCCTAACCGGGACGCGTCGGCGCGTGTCGGTTACGATGGATAAAAAGACGAATGCGACCATGAAATGGGCAACCGCCGAATTACAAAAGAAAATCGACGAGGCTCAGGAAACAAAAGCGGCAAAGAATATCACGCTCGCGGAACTGTTAAAAGAGTATGCGGAATACCGTGCGCCTGATGTTAGACCGACAACACGGCGCGCGCATGCGGATTATATCAAGCGGCTAATTAAGATATTTCCCGATAACGTTTTAATATCGGCGCTTACTTTGCCGATTATACAAAAGGCATTTATTAAAATACGCGACTTGTCCGGCATTACTGTCGGCATGACCGCCTCATTTTTTAAGCAATCCATGAAGTACGCTAAACGAATGAAGTATATAACAGATATAAGTTTTATCCACGAGATGACCGTTTCCGGACGCGCAAAAACAGTTGACGATGTAAAACGCGCGCGGGAAAAGTTTTTGACGCGTGAAGAGTTGGCGGAAGTACTGCAGAAAGTACATGAAATAAAACCGCGTTACGCCCTTATGCTTGAATTTATCGCGCTTACCGGCTTACGCGTCGGCGAATGTTCCGCGCTCCGGTATCAAGATTTTGACGGCGAAAACATTGATATAAACGGCACGATTTCACAGGCCGTTAGGCTTTCCGCTAAAGAAATAAAAACGCCGCCGAAAACGCTATCATCATTCCGAACTGTGGCGCTCAATAGCCGCGCCATTGAAATTCTAAAACAGATCCGCATTGAAAACATGAAAGCGGCCGCATGGAATAAAGGTAAATACACAGAAAAAGGCTACTTTTTTACAACGTCGACGGGCAACCCTATCCGCTTTGCCAACATAAACCGCACGCTCCGCTCGCTTAAATTGCCGCGTCATATTTCAACGCATGTATTCCGCCATACTCATATATTTTTATTGGCGGAGTTAGGCGTTCCGCTTAAGACGATCATGGAGCGCGTCGGGCACATTAACCCAAAAACGACGCTTGCCGTTTATTCGCATGCAAGTGAAAAAATGCATCGTGAAGCCGCCGACAAGCTCGACGAAATATCAATGTAG